ACCGCCCTTGCTGCTCGTAAACGCATTGACGAGCTATTCGGTGCTGACGCTCCAAGGGAATTTATTGTCGAAGAACGGCAAAGGCTTAAGACCCTGGTGACTAAGCTCGAAGGCGCGGAATTGGAACAGGCCCGTTCCCTCATGTCAGATGACGATGAATGAAGCTCGACCCCGAAGAAAAAGCGCTTTTAGCCGAGGCTTTTCTTGAGGCCGGCAAGGGCGACGATCAAACACTTCTCGCTTATATCCGGCATCGTCTAGGCTATCGCATACCATCTGTGGCCGTTTGCCCCGGGCACTGTGCCCCTGCTGATTATGTGACAGACAGTTATTTTGGTCGAGCTGGCAATACGATTCTCTTAGCAGATCGCGGGGGTGGTAAGACGCTGGACCTTGCCTTGCTAGAGCACTGCGAATTGCGTTTTCTCGGGCTTTCATTGGGCCATGTAGCTGCAACGCTCAATCAGTCCGGGAAGTTTTCAAAGTATCTGCGAGAATCATTCAAGGGACAGGACCGGCATCTCAAGGCCGACGTGGCTAGGCATACCGAATTACGCAATGGTGGCGAACTAGATATTCTAACAGGCACTGTCAGCGGTGTTAATGCGCCTCACCCGGTACGGACATCGTTTGACGAGTTCGAGCTTGCACCGTGGGAGGTATTGCAGGAAGCCTTCTCAATGCCGCAATCACACGGGCAACACCGAGCGGCAATGCGGTTGACATCTACCTGGAAATTCACAAGCGGCAATGTCACAAAGATGCTGGACGAAAAAGAAACCCGCGGTTACCGGTGTTATATCTGGTGCGTTTGGGAGACGGTGCAACAATGCCATAAACCCGATTGCAAGGCTTGCCAGGATATTATCAGCTATGATCGGCTTGGGAAAAAACATACATTCGCCGAGCGATGCCAAGGCAAAGCTCGAAGATCGCGCGGTTTCAAGACTCTCGAAGACGCCCAGAACGCATTTAAACAACTCGATTATGAAACATGGCTATCACAATGGGAGTGTCTACATCCTGAATCAGTCGGGCAGTATTATCAACACTACATGCCAGCCGTTCACGAAATAGGGCCGGGCCTCTGGAAGCCGCATCAGGGTGGTCATTACAGGACTTGGGACTTTGGCGTTGCTGATCCTAACTCGATCCTATTTGTCCAGTGGGCCGGGAAAGAGACGTTGGTCGTGGTGGACATGATAGAAGACGGTGACGGCGATACACCGGCCATGACAGCGCCGAGAGTTATCGAGCTATCGAAAAAATACGGGCCGTTGATCATGGAGACAGGTGATCCGGCTGGTGCCAATAAATCGCCAGTCGGCAAAGGCACGTCTGCAATTACGGACCTGGCTAATACTTTCGGGCTCGATATTATCCCGACACCCAAACAATATGAGCCGTTCCCTGTTAGGCACAAATTGGTCGAAGACAGATTACGCATTCATTCAGACGGCAAGCCCCGGCTCTATATCTACATGGGCACTGTCGGCGGTAGGGCTTTCGCTCGTCACATTGCATCGGTCAGACGGCCAATAAAAGACGGCCAGCCATATGGCGAGGAACCGATAAAAAATGAGCACTATCATTCATGTTCGGCGCTTGAAAGGCTGTTGATTATGGTCGATATAATGGGGTGGAAACCAGGTACTTGACAAAAGGGTGTTACATATGCCTATTATTGTGTCACGGAGGTTTTTCACTTGGCAGTTTCCCTCTGGGCATCACAAGCGGAACAAACGGTTCTCGATACGTTACGCTGGTCACGATTATCAGCATTGAGCACGTTTCATGCAGAGATGGAAATGCGCCTGGATTTTTATGACGGTCTGCAATCCAGCTATGTCAAAGACGAGATGAAAGGTGTATTTCCGAACACCTACAAACTAATCCGAGCCGAGACATTCCCAAAGATGACAAGCCGAATAGTGCAGGATACGGCGCAAGTTTATTGGCAGGCTCCCACTCGCACCCTGGTTGATGCCAATGGTAACGAGCTAGCACCCGATAGTGCGCCGTCAAAACGATGGGCGGATATCGTTTCACGAGGAATGCTCGATAGCATTTGTCGCGAAGTGAACAGGACGGCCCGCCTATTTAGAACAGAGTTCCTCTGGATACGGTACGACCAAAATGCGGACATGCTCAATTATCAGCTCGTTCATCCGCAATCAATTTATGTCGTCGAATCCGAAGCACACCCCGGCGATATAACCAGGGCCGACTTGGTAGTCATACCCGTGGTGCAACGAGAGGCGACGGCGGCCGTAACCAGCGTGGATGCTCGACAATATTGGGCGCTGACTCCGTTTGATGCCGTCCGGTTTGTCGGCTACATTGATAGCACGGGCAATGTCGAGGTGATGAAGGTACTCGAAGGCCCTCTTCCAACACCTCAACCGCTCTTGGGGCGAATACCGATTATTGCGGCCCATGATGCCAATGTCCGGGGCCGGTTGTTCGCCGATCTGGATGGCGGTGTGACGTTAAGCAATTCAATTGTCGATATGAACATGACGGCCGATCTGGCTCTTACTGATTTGCGTCACTTGATACGCCGGCAAGCGGCCGGACAGCTCATTTGGAACAGCGCCTCAAAACTACCGTCCAATCTCGTTGTGAGCGCTGATACAATCCTGCATAACCGTGACACATCGGGATCAATAACATTCGCCAGCCCGGGCGCACAGATTAACGCGGTCCTGGATGAATTGAAATGGCTGGTCAAGACATTAACCTCGATGGAGCGATTGAGCCCTGGAACATTTGCAACGGAGCGGCACGAGCTTTCGGGCTATGCATTGATGCTGGAAAATTTGCCGCTTGTGCGATTTACCTCCGAGCAGCAACAGCATTACGGCGAAACATTCGAGCGCGATTTATTTGAAATGTCCCGGTTGGTGCTCAATGCGTATAGCCGGTCGAAGTTACCCGACCAGGTAACACAAAGGGTTAAATTCGTGTCACTCGAATATCCTAGCGATGCCGCGGCTGAATGGGCGGTTGATAAGGAGAAATTGCAGGCTGGCATTTTATCACCTATCGATCTGATTATGAAGGACAACCCCGGGATGACACGAGAAGAGGCCCAGGCAAAATACGAGGAGAACAAGGCCTTCATGCCGCAGCAGACAGCGAGAACGGGTCTTGCGAGTAGGCTATTAGGTGGAAAGGGCAAGCAGCAATGACCCCGGAACAACGAATAGAATCAATTATCCAACGCGAAGATGAGGAGCAGGGCAAAGTCGTGGATGCTCTTGAGGGAATACTCTATGATACCTGGCCGGATCTTATAGCCGCGATAATCGAAACAGGGCATGACACTGAATCGCTATCAGGAATATTTGAGAAATGGGCCGAGCTTGTCATCGAGCAGCTTGCCGCAAAGATTGACTTCGAGCAGGTAATCCGGGTTGCCAAACAACATGCTGTTACTATTGCCAATGCCGTTGACTATGAAGGGAACGCATAATGCCGAGCATCAAGATAATCAAGAACACGGTTATTATGCCACGGGATCTGGGACTGGAGAAGAGGCATTATCAATTCATGATTCAAACCATCGAGCGCGATATTCATCGCAGGATTAAACGTGGCGTTGATTTGCGGGATAAGCCGCAGAAAAGAAATAAACCGGGTACAACCGAGAGCAAACGTCGCAGGGGATTACCGCTTACGCCTCTCATGGAAGGCTGGCGACCGTATGGTTATCATCGCTTTACAAGCCGTTTTCGCCGGGACTTCGGGAAAGGCTGGGCGGTATTGGCATTGCACAAAAGCCCTGCTCCAGGTGGCTTTGCAGGACAGGCAAAAGTGGCAGGCTATGTTTCAGCAATGGGATATCGCGTACCGTTCGGAATCTCGGAGCACTCGCAAAAAATCATAACGGCATTTGTGGCGACACAGCTTCAGAAGAAAATAGAGCGGCAAGTAAAAAAGAGGAAGAGGATTTAACGTGTGGCTGAACAAAAAGACATACTGCAACAAGTTGCCGAAGATGGGCTTGACCGCTGGATTATATGGCTCATCGATACCGGCATATCGCAAACCCCAACAATCCTACAGACTATTGACCGGTTGCTCAACAAGGGCCGGTCACCGGACGAAGTGCTTAAATTGCTCACAGCCGATCTTAAAACCAATCCGTTTTTCGGCTCGTTCATCCGCGAAATCAAGAAAAACGGCGAGGCCGGGATTAAGAGACTTATTGACGATATGCAACAACAATCGGTCTGGGGCGATCCGGAAAAATTGCAATGGCAGGCCGTTCTCGATGAGCGCACCTGCCCCGATTGTGTTGCCCGTCACGGCCTGGTCAAGACGAGGACTGAATGGGAGGTACTTGGAGAGCCGACTTGGGGCGGCACTGTTTGCGGTATCCATTGCAGGTGTAAACTGGTACCGGTCGGCAGGGCAACGAAAGAGCCTGTCAGGGTGCCGAGAAGAAGGAGAAAAAAGAAATGAAATCACGTTATGTTAAACCCGGAAAAATCGGTCTTTGGGAATCAAGAGGGTACAAGGTTGTCAAAGATTATAAGGCCCGTGCGCTTTATCGCAAGGCGCTCGATGATGGCAGTTTGATTTACATGGTTAAGCCGGATGAGCCCAAGGCGAAGAAAGCAGCGAAGAAGATCACAAAGCCCAAGGCGAAGAAGGCGGAGGTCAAATAAATGGGTTTGCTCAAAGCAATGCCCGGTACACCTATGGAGCTGGTAGCCATGCTACGAGAGGCAGCCAACGATATAGAATCACATGAGAGGAATGCCATTTGTGCTGCTGTCGTTTTGGGTTATGAAGACGGTCCAGACACCGCGGAGATCACGCATACATGGTGGCGCAGCCGAGATGATCAAAGCTATTTACGTCAGTCATACCTATATACCCGTTTGATGGCAACAGCCAACGAGCTACTCGATCTAATGCAAGAGAATAGGAGGGCTTTCGAGTGATGTTTTTTCGTGCCCATGGCGATAATGTCGTAATTAAACAGGATGATGCCGAGAAAAAAACACGTGGCGGTTTATACCTGCCGGATGGATGGTATATCGGCGATGTATATC